GCCTTAACTCCTTGTATATTTGTTTTAATGTATTCAATTATCTTGCCTTGTTTAATTCTACTAACTTTACTATTGTCTAACCATTGTATAAAATCATTTCCTAAATTAGTTAAACAATTTCTATCTACACAACTATTTGTATAAGTGTATAATATGTTAGGGAAGTCACTGACTTTCATATTGCGTAATGTATTTTCATCTAGTACCTTATCAATAGCGGCTCCATTTTTATTAATAATGCCAGTTAAATTTTTAATACCAGCGTTATCTATTTGTGGAGGTTCTTGTGTAGTTACTGGGGGTAATACTAATACTTCATTACCTTCAAATATATCTGCATTTTGTAATGGTCCTTCAGCACCAGCATCGTCTACAACTCTATGAATAACTATTCCTGTTTTACTTCTTCCAATTCTTTTACCTATGTCGCTGTCTGCTTGAACTTTGTATTGTACTAGGTTTGGTTTAAAAGTATATGCCCCATCAACTAGCGTTGGCTTATTAAAATATAATAAGTCTCCTTTAAAGTATCCTCTGTGTTTTTTAGGTACAGCTTTTGCATACTCGTCGTATACATCTTTCATGTTACCTGCAAATGCTTTATAGCTATCTGACTTCTCGCCACCTTTACCTCTACCAAGTAACATTTGCTCTAAGTCATCTCCACTTTGTGATTTACCATCATATCCTTTTGCAACAAAGCCTGACTTATCTGTAAAGATAAACTTCCCTTTAGGGTTACGACCAAATACTACTGCTGGGGAACCATCCCATTTAATTGTAACATTTTTGCCTCCAGCGTTAGCCATGTCGGACAATGCTTTCAAGGCACGTTTGGCTCCAGCACTACCCTCCCAGAACACAACATCTTCAGCGTGTTGGATACGTGCTTCCATTTCTTTTACAATATGTTTAAATTCAAAAAATCTCATTATGGTAGCTCTAATCCGTCCTTCTCAAACCAGTCTTTAGCATCTGCTACTAGGTTTTCATAATTAGGATCTGCTTTAATTTTATTGTTAATTGATTCTACACTTTGCATATCTTTTGCTGATGCAGTTGGACCCATTATTGTTTTAGCAACTACTTCAGGATCCTTAGCACCCTTTATAGGTTTGTTAGTTATTCTGTCAACTAGTCCATTAGTGGGACTCCATTTGAATCCTTGTGCTTTTGCAAGTGAGGCAATCATAATCATACGGTGCTGACCTTTGAAGTTACTCTTTTCGTCCATGCCACCAAGAGCAAATTTCATAAACTTTTGGTCACCAAACATTAAGTCTGTTTGAACAAAGCCGTTTTTAGGTTTGCCGTTAATAGGTGTTTTGAAATGAACTGAAATTCCTGATTTTCTTACCCATTGTCTAGGATCTTCATTAGGATAGTTTTTAACTACCCAGGCGTGTAGTAATGCTACTAATTCGTCTTTATCAACTTTATCTTTATCGATAGCAACATCTAAGTCACCACTAGTGTCTTTAACACCAGTAGTTCCAAGCATATGATTTTTATGATCAAGTTTTGTTATTTTTTCAAGCCATGCAAGGGTAGGTTTAACATCAGCTTTATTAATACGGATAGTAGCTGGGCCGCCTTCAGCATCTTTGAAGATGTTCCCACCTTCATTAAGTACTCTATGTACTGCTTGTTGAATCATCAGACTTCCTCGCTTCTACAATTCTATCAATCCCACGTTTAAATTTACGCGGATCTCCACTTCTTATGCTATTTAAAAAGCGTCTTTCGAGCTCAGAAGCTGTATCAGACTCATAACTTTCAGTTATCCTATTCAATAGATTGATAGAACTTTCTATCAAATTATGCCCTGTAGTTTGAATTAAAGCATCATTATTAGTAGTTCTATGAATGCTGTTAAGTTCTTCGAGTATAGATCGTGTGCGTTTTCTCATGGTTCCGTTTCCTATACTGTATTTAGTGAGTTTTATGTAAATAGATGTGCTACTTGATTGATTGACTTTCCTTAAACTAGAGTATATAATAAGATAATGCGGGTGTCGTATAGTGGTATTACCTTAGCCTTCCAAGCTAATGATAGGAGTTCGATTCTCCTCACCCGCTCCATTTAGGGGAGAAGTGTTAATGGTTGCACGTCAGATTCCAAACCTGAAAGACAGGGTTCGATTCCTTGCTCTTCTGCCATTCCTAGTATAAATACGTACACAACATAGATAGAAACCTAGTAAAAAGTTCTCCTAGGAAACTAAGAGTTATGAGTACGACATTTCATTTAGCCATTGAAGTTGGCGATGTTGAAGTTGCGAGAAGGTTTTACGTTGATGTTTTAGGTTGTGAACAGGCCGATCATGAATTACCCAATTGGCTCGATGTTAATCTATGGGGTAACGAATTAACCCTTCATTCAAGCAATCCAGAGAAAGAGTCAATGCCAGGCTGTCACGATGTAGACGCTATGGGAACTATTCCAGTTCCGCATTTTGGTGTGCATTTAGATAGGGATACATATGATAACGTTAAGCGTCGAATAGAAGATGCTGGTGTTGAGTATGTTTGCAAACCATTTATCCGTTTTAAAGACAAAGAGCTTGAGCAAGAAACATTCTTCATTAAAGACCCACACGGCAATCACTTAGAAATCAAAAGTTATACAAATTCAGACGTAGAATATCCAGGGGATCCGTATCCTTGGGGATGTCCGTAATAAATACTACTATAACGGAGTAGTAATGTTTAGTGCGAAACTGAAAACAAAAATTAAAGACTTGCCTTTTAACGATCGAGCCTTACTCTTTGCAGAGCTGAGTCGGGTTGCTTATTTTACAGAATATCATGCAACACGAATTGCACGGAAATTAGGATTCACTACAGTAGAATATTATAATATTAACGGAGCCGAAGCATATCGTTTCATGAATAAAAACGATATGGTTTTTATTTGTCGTGGTACTCAACCTAGACAATATAATGATATTAAAGCAGATGCTAGATCCTGGCCAATTGTATCTGAAACAGTTGGACGAGTACATAGTGGCTTTAAAGGTGAAGTTGATAAGCTATGGGATTCGATACTAGGAGATATCATTCGAGAACAACATAAACGTGATCTTTGGTTAACTGGGCATTCGTTAGGAGCGGCAATGGCAACTATACTTTCAAGTCGTTGTAGAGGTGATACAGGAATTGTAAACCCAGTTGAATTACACACATTTGGATCACCAAGAGTAGGTTGGAAAAACTATATTAATAACTTTCCAATGGTACACTATCGTTGGGTTAACAATGCAGATATAGTAGCTAGAATACCGTTTTGGTTTATGGGCTATAGGCATCATGGTGTATGCAAGTATTTTAATCACTGGGGTAACTTAAGAAACATTACAGGATGGCAACGAACTAAAGACGTATGGCGTGGAATCTTTAAGGGCATACAAAACTTAAAGTTTGATTCGGTTGCTGATCATAATCCTAGAGAATATATTAAAAATGTAAAGAAAATGAAAGACGGTGAAGAAACTCCTCAATCGTCCTTTATTGATAACTACCGTTATATGTATGAACGCTAAATTTTAGCTAAGACACCCATTAAAAAGATTATTCCTATAATTGAACTAATACCAATAATACAATCTCTTAGTTTTTCTCGATTACTCATAAGGCTCCATTTCTTATCTTTTAATGTAACTAGTTCCCACTCTCTACCAAACACGTCTTTCATATTAATGTAAGTTGTTTGGAATTATTACATAGTGTATCGTTAATACTATGCCAACCGATACAATTAAGCCCAGCATCATTTTTAGAAAGTCACGTCCGATAATCGGAAACACATACTTAAATTTATAGTTTTCCATAAGTGTTGATATCGCAAGTTCACGCCCACATAACAATCCAACAAAGACCCAAGTAGTACTCATTGGAATATCATTATACTCTCTAAAGAACATTAATATAAATGCATAGACTATATTAATTAATGTTGCTGAACGTACATATCTAGTACCTGTCTTTTCTAAAACAATATGTTGAATCTTTCCTCCACGCTCATAAAATGTATATCCTAAGAATACTATAAACACAACAGATATAAAAAGCATCCATTCAACGGATAATGCTCTAGGAAGGAATACAGCAATATTGGCCATGTCGTGTGATAACCAAGTGTACCATAAGAATGCTGTAGTGGCCCAACTACCAACACGCCAATAAATTTTATGTGTTTCAGGAACCTTATCTGCTTTCTCATCTATGACACGTTCAACTATTAACCATATGGAGTAAGCAACGATAGCCGCCAACGCATAGCCTATAATAGATTTGACTAACATCTTTTCTAATACAAATGTACTAGCGAATGCAGACAGGACTAAGAAACTTGTTGAAACTGGTACGCCAACTCGTGTTAATAATAAAAGTACAAGTGGAGCAGTAGCATGATACCATCGGACTTCTTGGAATGGTATTTGATTTAAGCGTCCAAAGGATATATCTCCTCCATTAACATACCAGCCATACCATAATGTAAACAGTAAGACTGCCGTTGCTGATAACCAAAGTGTTCGCCAATGAAACCCTGGCTCAGTATTATCTGGATGGTCTGAGTTACAAGCTATCCACGGTCCAAGGGTTTGTACACTATCATTAGCTACAACAGAGTAAGCCGCAAGGATAAATCCCACGCACATATAGAGTAAAGTAAGATCCATAAGTTCTCCTGAATTTTATCTAATTATTACATACTTCTTCAGTAATGTCAAGTTTTTTCTCATTCAATATAAATAGGTGTGCGGAACCCTTTCCACATAAAAAGTAGGTGACACTGGAAGAGACTAGGGTATTGCTATTCCTTAAGCATATTAACATTTAACAATGAAAGGCTTGAGGCATTGGCGATGTCCAAAGTATTACGAAAGATTTTCCAATTTTGGAAAAAAGAAATAGTCTCGCGATGGAACCACACACATTACGAACCATCACATCACTATTTAGGTTGGCACGATAAGAAAAAAGACTAATTAGGCATTTTGAGCCACTTTTAGTACGCTTTCCTCTTGACCTGATAAGTATTAGGTGTTATAGTAGTCACTATAATATTTCAACTAACGAGCTGAGCAAATGAATTTCACATAACAACAATGATGATAAAAAGCGTGGCATAGCCCGTATATAATGAATTTTAGATAGCGAGCCCCTAGTATCGAAAGACACTAGGGGTTAATCTTTTTTGCTATATAATTGTATATGTTTAAATTGTTTAAGTGGTTAAGTAAATTTCTTGATTCGTTAACAGAATTCGATAGACAAATGGCCGAAGAAGGTTATATCATTCATTATCCACCACCAGGCGCTGGATCGTTAGGCGGAATGTTTATTACCTACGTAGGTAAACCGAATAAACCCAATTCAGCCAAAAAAAAGCCCCGAGGTAAATCTACGTACATAAATACACGTAGACATGATAGAGCTGGCACCATTTCGGAAAGTAATCCAGGATCTTAAGGATAACGGAAACTACCGAGTCTTTAATGATATCCTT